ACAATCGGCCAACTCCTTATTTTAAAAGGACTTATAGAACATCTTGAATAAGTGTTATAAATATATCTATAGGGGAAACCATGTTAAAAAAAGTTGACGGCAAATGGGCTATCGTTTCAAAGTCCTCTGAGAAGGTTTTAGCATATTACAAGGGAGAAGGTAAACCAGATGAGGAATGGGTTAAGAAGCAAGAAAGACGAATCCAATTTTACAAGCATAAAGGAGAGCATAAAATTATGAAAACGTATGAAGACCTAATGGAAGGTAAGCCAAAGAAATGGGCTGATATCAAGGATAAAAATACGAAAAAAGATGCATCACAATTTCTTAAAGCACTTGATGTAGGACAAGTTCTTGGTTATAGTATTGAACACCAAGAATTTTATATCTATGATTCTGAGAAAGATTTTAAGGATGCCCAAAAGGGTACTAAAGGGAAAGCTATGCAATGGGTAAAGGTTGAAGGGTGGATTCAACACGGTATTGCTGTGAATGAAGCATATAAACCTGGTAAATTTAATTTCAAAGCAGCTGTTAAACTTGGTATGTTGCAAAAAGATGATGAGAAACCTATCCTGTCTATGAAGAAAAAAGGTTGGGAAGTATATGAGTTTCTATTAACTAGTAAGGGGTTTGAATTGACAATGAAAAAAGGATCGGAAGAAAAGAAGTTCATTGACAAACGACCCGATTATGTTTTAAAACAAGCAGATAAGAAAATTTAACAAATGGCTGTTTATACAAAACCACTTTCAACAAATGTAAGAAGTTGGTCTGATCTTGATTTGGATTTTTTAGCTCATCCAGTTACTAAAGATATAGTTTTAAAAAGAGATGTTGAGGCTATTAAAAGATCGGTAAGAAATCTTATAATGACCAACCCACACGAAAGACCATTTCAACCAGAAATTGGAAGTGGTGTTAGAGGTGTATTATTTGATTTAGTAGGCCCTACCACTGCTGTTGTTTTACAGGATGAAATAAGGCATGTAATTCAAAATTTTGAACCAAGGGTAGAATTGGTTAATGTTAGAGTAATTAGTGCTATTGATAAAAACGGTTATTATGTAACAATAGAATTTACACCTTTGAATTTTCCCGAACCAGTAACAATCGAATTTTTCCTTGAGAGGCTAAGATAAATGGCATTATCAGATAAAATACAAGTAACCGAATTAGAATTTGAAGAAATTAAAGGTAATCTAAAAACATATCTTAAAGCTCAAGATCAGTTTCAAGATTATGATTTTGAAGGAAGTGGTATGAGTGTGCTGATTGATCTTCTTGCATACAATACTCATTACATGGCTTATTATGCAAACATGCTTGGTAATGAAATGTTCATGGACTCAGCATCGTTACGAGAATCCGTTGTTTCTCATGCAAAAACTATGGGTGTCATTCCAACATCTGTTAAACCTGCTACTGCGAAATTAGATTTTGTTTTTACGCCTGGAGGTTTACCTCCCAGCTTGACAATTGAAAAGAATACAAAGTTTGTATCAAAAATTAATGGTATTAAATATAAATTTGTAACTACTAAAACAACTACAATTCCAAGATCCGTAAATGATACTTATAGCGTTACAGGTGTTGAGATATTGGAAGGGAAGGTATTAACTAGATCATATACAGTAGACGCATCTAATGAGATACAAAGATTTATTATTCCTAATCCAGATGTTGATCTAGATACATTGGTAGTTAATATTCAATCTTCAGCTTCAAACTCCAAAGTCGATACGTTTACAAATGGTAATAATATTGATGTTACAACTGTCAAGTCAACAGATAAAGTTTATTGGGTACATGAAATAGAGGATAGCAAATATGAACTTACATTTGGTGATGGTGCAGTTGGTAAACAATTGTCGGATGGTAATATTATTTTTATTGAGTATTTAGCTACATCGGGATCTGTTGCAAATGGAGCAAATTTATTTAGTGCAAATACAACTGTTGCTGGTTTGAATCCATCACAATATATTCAGACAACTAATACAGCAGCAGTTGGAGGGTCAGATATTCAATCCATCAAATCATTAAAATTTCTTACTCCAAAATTATATTCAGCACAAAAACGTGCATGTACTGCAGATGATTATAAAGCAATTCTTCTAGAACAACGACCAGATATAGAATCTATCACTACATATGGTGGAGAGGATGCTGATCCTGTTCAATATGGAAAGGTTTATATTGCAATAAAACCAACAGGTAATACAGTTTTTAGTGATACTGCAAAAGAAGCTATTATAAATGATATTCTCAAACAAACGAATGTGGTTACAGTTATACCGGAAATTGTTGATCCAACATTTTATTATTTACAATTAGACGCTACGGTTAATTACAATCCCATTACTAATTTAACAGATGAAGTTACTTTGAAATCAAATGTCAACTCATCAATACAAAAATATTTACAAAATAATCTTGAAAAGTTTGACCAGAAATTTAGATATTCTGTTCTTCTAAGAGAAATTGATAATACAAGTAATGCAATTAGAAATACTAAGTTGATGGTAAGATATGCACAACGCATATATCCAGCAACATTTGGTGTACCAGCAACTTATATTGTAAATTTTAACAATCCAATTTTACAGGGTTGTTTTAAGAGTACTCAGTTTGTAGGATCTGATGGACAAACCTGGCAACTGGTTGATGATACTGTAGGTAATGTAAAAATTGTTAAATTGTCAACTGGAACTCTTACAGGGACATCATGGGTCAATGATTATAGTTCAGGTCATGTTCATAGAGTAGATGATACAGGAACTCTCCATACTGGTAAATATCATTATGAAGAAGAACATGATGTGGCTAGTCAACTTCTTGAACAAATGATTTTACCTGACGGAACAACAAATATAGGCACAATAGATTATACTACAGGACAAATTAAATTAGTTAATTTTGCACCTATGTCAATTACTTCTGGTGATTCTTATATTAAATTAAGTGTACATCCTCAAGTGACTACATCTGATGTTACACCGTTGCGAGAACAAATATTAACTTATGATGTTAATGATTTAGAATCAATTGTTATTAAAATGGTTTCGGAAATAATATAAATGGCTGAAGTTAATTCAAATTCTCCTATACATCCCGATCTTTATCAAAGGGTTTCAGTAAAGGTACAAGGACAGTTACCTGATTTTGTAAAACAAGATCATCCTACGTTTGTAGCTTTTCTTGAGGCTTATTATGAGTATATGGAGCAACTGGGAAAGCCAATTGAGGTTATTGGTAATTTACAGAACTATGTAAATTTAGATAAGACAACTGATGATTTTCTTGATTATTTTAAACAACAGTTTGGTAAAGACCTTCCAGAAGCAGTATTTGCTAATGCCAATAAGCCGTTTGTATTAAAGAAGCTTCGTGATTTTTATCTTTCAAAAGGTAGTGAGAAATCTTTTCGATTTTTATTTAGATTATTACATAAGGAAGAAATAGATTTTTATTATCCTTCTGAAGATATGCTTCGTGTGTCAGATGGTAAATATACAAAGAATAAAATTATTAGAGTGATAGATGGATCTGGAACTAATGCAGTTTATGATTTAATAGGAAAACAAATAAAGGGTACTGTTTCAGGTGCAGAGGCAATAGTTGAATTAATAATAAAAGAAAAGGTCGGTAGTACAGAAGTAACAACAATGTATTTATCAGGCGTGAGAAATGAATTTATAATTAATGATACGATAGTTGATGGTTCCAATACCTATACAGTTGGTTCTATGGTTACGGGTTATAATATAACAAATCCTGGTAATAATTATACCATTGGTGATGTTCTTAATGTTGACGGAGGCGTGGGTGATTCTGATGCAACAATTAAGGTTGATTCGTTAACTAGTGGAGAAATTGCCACTATTACCATTAATGATGGTGGTAGTGGATATGTTGTTGGGGATGTGTTGACTGTAGATAATAATGGTGTTAAAGATGTTGATACAAGAACAGCTAGTTTTGTTGTTAAAGAAGTTACATATGGTAGTGCTATTCCACTTGGTGCTGTTACACGAATAGAAATAGAAAATAAAGGTAGAGGTTATACTGGTCTTCCTACTATTAGTGGCGGGACGGGTACGGGACTTGCGGTTACTTTAACAGGAGCTAATATTGGTGGTGTTAAAACATTAAAAATTAATAATGGTGGGTTTGGTTATTTAACTAATCCAACTATTGATTTTTCTGCGAAGGGTGATGGAACAGCAACAGGGACAGGAATTATTTCGGGATATGAAAATGAATATAATGTTGGTTGGACAGGTGATGATGGTTTTCTTTCAGCAGGTAAGTACATTCAAGATAGTCTTTATTATCAATTATTTTCTTATGTCATTACCTCCGGTGCGTCAATTCAAAACTGGCGAGATATTGTAAAACAAACGGTACATCCGGCCGGGATGGCAATGTTTGGTAATGTTCAGATCCATGGTTATGCTTCTACTACATTAAATGCACATACATTTGCTCCTCCTGGATTACCACAACAGGAATATACAATTATTTTTCACGAAGGTTCAATTGAACCGCCTGTTGTTGTTAAGATACCAGTTGACTCTTGCGAAGGTGAGATTGAATATATTTTCTTACTTGATGCAGATTATTTATTCGTTCTTGATTCTGAAGGAGATCCACCAGCTAATGAGGAGTGGGCATTAGTTACTGAATCAATTACAGAATCAGATGATTGGGGTTTAGTTACTACACCAACTTTCTTTATTGCTCCAACAGTTTGTCAAACGTATCTTAAATTTTTAGGAATACAATATCTTAAAAATTTGAAAGGTTTAGCAGATTATTTAGAATTAACAATTGGAGCAACTAGATATGGTGATGACGGTCTTATTACAGATTTACAAGAAACTGAAGAAGGGGAGGATTTTGGAAATCTTACAGATGAAATTATTCTTTCAACTCAATTAAGATTAGGGCCGTTGAGAAGAAAATTAGATTATTGGAAATTCAGAACACAGGGTGGTTATTCTCAAGGTGTTATTGGAACTGGTGCTTCAGCAGATGTAGATGCTCCTGTAGCAGGTGCTATAACTGGTTTTTCAAACTTGGTAGGTGGAACTGGTTACATTAATCATGCAGGTAAAAGTATAGGTCCGCCAAGAGTTGTGTTTGATAATACTGGAACGGGAGGAACTGGTGCTAAAGCAGATATAACTATTACTGCTGGTGTTGTAACTGCTATAACTGTTACAGACGGTGGAACTGGATATACATCTGCACCAACTATTATAATTACTGGATCTGGAGAACCTGGAGGAACAGAATCTGGAACTGGTATAGGACCTTTCTTGAGTCAATTAACATTTGATTGGCAAGCACTAGGTGGTATGAAGCAAAGAAATCTAACAAATGCAATAGTTACACAATGGGATCATAGTGTAACTCCTGATGTGTCTTATGGTGAAACTACTACTGCAGGGTTTCTTACAAATGTATATGCAGATTCGTCTAAACGAATTTTACCGCCAGCGGATGGTCCAATTACATTACAATGGTATCAGCCAGGTGGTAATCCATAATAAAAAATAATAATCAACGCAAAAAGTATTATAAATATTATAATAAACAAAAAGATGAGGATAAAAAATGTCTGCTATAATTAATAACAGTTTTAGAAAATTCAATGCTGATAATTTTATCAGTAGTTTTGTTGGTAATAATGTCTATTTGACAATTGGTAAGAATACTGAATGGGCAGGACCAAGTGCTGGGGAATATATAGAAACAGCACCTAATGATGCTACGATTCCAGTTCCCATTGATACGACAGCTGCATATTATAAGAACCATGATGATTTGATTGCTATTAAAAAGATTAGTTCCGCAGATGTTTCTCATGTAATTAAAAGAGTCAATTGGACTACAAATACTAGATATGCAGAATACGATCATCTTCAAGATGATATGATTGATGGAGTTAACTTAGATGCTAATGGTTTACCAGATCCAGCTGGTGTATTAACAGATTTTTTTGTAATGAACTCTACTTTTAAAGTATATAAGTGTATTAGTAATTATGGTGGTGCTCTTTCGGTCAATGAACCTACTAGTACTCAAACGACTGTTTTTGAAACAGCAGATCATTACAAGTGGAAATTTATGTTTGAAGTTCAGCAAGCAGATGTTGTTAAATTTGTAACGACTGATTGGATTCCAATTAAAGCACCGGCTGATACTATTTCTAATCCAGATCAGGCTGCTGTAGAAAATGCTGCGACTGATGGATCAATAGAACATATTAATATTGTAAGTGGTGGAACCTTATATAAAAATCATACTGGAAATGCAGTTGGTTCAACAATAAATACAATTACTTTAGCATCTACAGCAGACCAGACTGCAGGTTATTATGATAACATGACGGTGTATATTAGAGCGGGTAAAGGTGTTGGTCAGTTGAGAACAATAACGAGTTATGGTGGAAGTGATGAACTAGCAACTGTTAGTCCTAATTGGGATTCTGTTAATACATATCCTGATAGTACAAGCGTATATGATGTTATGCCTGCCGTTACTTTAGCATCTGTAGATAATAATGATGCTAGTGCTCATGTTTCAAGGGTTAATGCATCAACAGGAGCTATTGAAGCTGTTGCAATGAAAGAGGAAGGAACATTATATCGTTCAGGAACTGCTACTATAACTAGTGGCGGTGGCGGTGGAACAGCCGCGGTATTAAAAGTAATGATTAGTCCAAGGGGTGGACACGGCTTCAATGCTGTTAATGAGCTTGGAGGAGCATTTGTAATGTTAAATAGCCGTTTAGTTGGGATTGAAGGTGGTGATTTTCCTGTAGGTGCTGATTTTAGAAAAGTACAAATTCTAGTTAATCCTAGTTTAGTAGCAGGAGGTCTAGCAACTGGTAGTGCTTATCAGCAATCAGATTTAGCAACAGATACAGGAGATATTATTTATTCCGAATTTAGAGGTCCTATTAATAGAGCATCTGATTCAACCGAAGATATAAAAATCGTTTGTGAATTTTAATAAAAGGAAATTTTAATGTCGAATTTTAATATAAATACAAATCAAAGTCCTTACTTTGATGATTATGATGAAGAAAAAGATTTTCATCAAATATTATATAAAGCAGGATTTCCTGTTCAAGCTCGTGAATTGACGCAAGAACAAACTATTTTAAGAAATCAAATCAAACGATTTGGGAATCATGTTTTTCAAGATGGTTCTAAGGTTACGGGTGGTGATGTTACTCTTAATTTAGAATATGAATATGTAAAATTAGAACCACAGTATAATGGTGTTAATATTACTCCTTCAAATTTTCATGGTAATACTGTACTTGGTACAGAATCAGGTTGTAGAGCTATTGTTTTAAATAGTATTGTTAGTGATATTACTACAGGTGATCCAGATACGATTTTTGTAAAGTATATTTCTGGAGAATCAGTTACTACAAAAGTACAAGGTATTTTTGTGACAGGTGGAGGTATTGGTTATACATCAGCACCAACAGTTGCTATTACTGGTGGGGGTGGAGTTGGTGCTTCAGCCGTGGCAGTATTGAATACTGCAGGGGAAGTCGGAGCAGTTAATGTAACTAGTAAAGGATCAGGATATACTTCTGCACCTTCTATAACATTTACAGGTGGTAGTGGTTCTGGTGCAGAAGCTGATTCAACCATAAATACTGCCGCGTCCTTTAAAAATGGTGAACGTATTGTTACAGAGAATTTAGCAACTTCTGGAATTGCACAATCAAGTGGATCGACTGGTAGAGGATCTGCTGTTTCTATAGATGATGGTGTGTTTTTTATCTCTGGTAATTTTGTTCGTATTGCTGCTCAAACAATTATTTTAGAAAAATATACTGATAGACCATCACAGAAAGTTGGTATTACAGTTGCAGAAACAATTGTTGATTCTGGAGCAGATTCTACCTTATTAGATAATGCACAAGGGGCATATAATTTTTCTGCACCTGGTTCAGATCGTTTAAAGATTGCTTTAACCTTAGTAAAAAAATCAGTTGATAGTGTAGACGATATAGATTTCTTTGAACTTTTAAGAATATCTAATGGTCTTATAACTAAAGATTTTAGGAGACCACTTTATTCAGAATTAGAAAATACATTAGCTAGTAGAACATATGATGAATCGGGAAATTATACTGTACGAGCTTTTAATATTCAATTAAAGGAAGATGCATCTGATTCTACAAAATTTAAAGTTCGTATTGATCCAGGTAAAGCTTTTATTGAAGGAAAAGAATATGAAACCTTTACTGGTACTGATGTTTCAATTGATAAAGCTAGAACTTTTGCAAATGTAAATAATTTTGATCGTCTAATGCAATTTGGTAATTATGTTGTTGTAACTTCCTTAAAAGGATTGTTTAATATATCAACACAACAAGAAATTGATTTACATAATGTAGCTTCTGCATCTATTGATCTGACTGATGACACTACATATGCTACATCAAAAATTGGAACGGCAAAAGTTAGAAGTGTAGATTATGTTTCTTCTGGAGTTTTTAATTTATATATTTATGATATTAAAATGACTGCTTCAGCATTTACTGCTGTTGATTCGTTTTTTCTTCCAGTTGATCCATCAACTACACCAGTCGTTGAAACTTCTTCTTGTGATATTGATGATAGTGGTCGTGTTGGAGGATTATCATCCGGTACTACAACACTATATGAAACCAACGAAAATAGTTTAGTATTTCCTTTAGCACAGAATGTTATTAAAACAATTCGTGATGCAGATAATATAATTGATACAAGTTATAGAGTAAAGAGGGTATTTGAAAGTGTTGTTTTTGCAACTGGTGTATCAACTATATCAACAACAGGTAGTACAGAAACTTTTTTTGGTTCAGGTACTTTAAGTGATACAAATAAATTAGAAGGGTATCTTGTAACAGTTAGGACAGTTGGAACTTCATCATATACAGTTGGACAAATTCTTGACTTCACTGGTTCTAATGAGAGTATATTAGTTAATGCACCCAGTAATACTAGTATAACTTTTGATACAGGGGGAACTGACAATTTTACAGCTGATATTATTGCAACAATTAATTTAGATGGAAAACAGGAAAAGGTTAAAACATTAATTAGTACTGAAACAAAAACTATTACTACACCAAATACTACACCTACAGGTTATGATTCTTTAGAAGTATCTGATGTTTATAAAATTCATGCTATATATGATTCCGGTGATCCTATAGTTGATCCAATAATTCCTTCACTTAATTTAGATAATCCTTCTAATGATGCTTTAACCGTAGGAGAAACTATTACAGGTGAAATTTCTGGTGCTACTGGAAGGGTTGTAACAAGTGTTGGTGGTGCAAGTTCACTTCAGTATATTCCTATATCAGGAACTTTTGTTCCAGAAACGATTACAGGTGGAACGAGTGGGTTTACTAAAACTGTAACTGTTGCTGTAGCTGGTCATCCAGAGATATCATCCAAATATGAATTAGATAGTGGAATGCGAGATAATTTTTATGACCATGGACGAATAAAATTAAAGGCTGGTCAAACAGCACCGGCAGGAAGAATAACAGTTATCTACGATCATTTTACGCATTCTGGTACTGGTTATCTTTCAGTTGATTCTTATGCAACTGTTGATTTTGATTCTATACCAACATACATTAGTCCTATTACAGGTGTAGAAGTTGAATTAAGAGATTGTGTAGATTTTCGACCAAGACGTGCCGATGGAGGTACTACAATAGAAAATATTGAAATACCTGTACCAAATACAAATTGGTCAGCTGATTATAGTTATTACTTACCGAGAACTGATTCAGTTTATATTAGTAGAATTGGAACAACAGCAAGGGAGACTATTGCTACGGATGTATTTGGTAGTAATACGGGAGTACCTTCATTACGACAAACCTCTCCACCACGTTTAGATGGAACAATGGATTTGTATAGAATACGAATTCCTGCTTATACTTTTAAAGCAAGTGATGTTAGTGTAGAGTATATTGAAAATAAACGATACACTATGCGTGATATTAGTAATCTTGAAAAACGATTAAGTAATGTTGAGTATTATACTTCTTTAACTTTGTTAGAAAGGGAAACAGATTCATTAGTTATTAAAGATGCTGCTGGATTAGATAGGTTTAAGAGTGGAATATTGGCAGATGAATTTAGTGGTCATTCTGTTGGAGATGTCTTTAGTCCTGATTATCAATGTTCTATTGATTTTCAAGAAAGATTTTTAAGACCACCATTTAAAATGGAATTAACAGATATTGATTTTAACTCTGACGAATCAACAGGTATACAACGAACAGGTGATTTGATTTCTCTTCCTTATGAATCTGAAACATATATAGATCAACCATTAGCAAGTAAGTTTATTAATGTTAATCCATTTGCTGTAGTTGCATGGATTGGTATTGTTGAATTGACACCACCAAATGATAATTGGATTGATACTAATACGCGACCAGAAGTTGTTGTAAATATAAATGGTGAAAATGATGGATGGGAACAAATGATTGGTTTTGGTTTTGAAAGCCAATTTAATACTTGGGAAACAATAGGAACGGGAAGACAACTTAGATCACAGACAAGAGGGACTACAGCAGCAGAAAGAGCTGGTGCAGGTGCAGGAAGGGCTCTAAGACGACAAACTGAAACACTTGCATTTCAACAAGGGTCAATAGAACGTGCTGAAATAACAGGCACAGAAGCAGTAAGAAATGAAGTTGGTGAAAGGGTTACTGATGTTTCTATTATTCCTTTTATAAGGTCACGCGATATAACTGTTAATGTAACTGGTATGAAACCATTGACACAAGTATATCCATTTTTTGATGGAGAACCTGTTTCGGCATATTGTACACCAACTGGTGGTGTTCTCGGTGATCCGATTTACACTGGTGAGTCTGGTGAAATATCTGGTTTAATTTTTTCTCTACCTAATACTGATACTTTAAGATTTAGAGTAGGAGATAAACAATTTCTTTTACTTGATAATTCAGCGGGTGACTTACTACTTGCTGGTACACGTGGTGAAGTGATTTATCAAGCAAGCGGTTTATTGCAACAAAGAGAGAATGTAGTTCTTTCTACAAGAGTACCAAGAATTGAAAGGAGAACTACTCAGGAGGCGAGAGTTAGTATTAATACGACTGTTGACTTTTTTAATCCTCCTCCTCCACCACCAAGAGATCCGTTGGCGGAAACTTTCTTTGTAGATGGAACTATATATCCAAATGGTCTATTTCTTTCAAGTCTTGATGTATATTTTAAAAGTAAAGACACTAATAATATTCCAGTAACTTGTGAAATTAGAACCACTGTTAATGGTTATCCATCAACTGTAGTAGTTCCTTTTAGTGATATATCAAAACTACCAGCTGATGTAACTACTAGTGAAGATGCATCTGTTACAACTAATTTTCTGTTTGATAAAGGATTAGTATACTTACAACCTGGTGAATATTCTATTGTTATTCTTTCAAATAGTTTAGAGTATGAGGTATTTCTTGCAGAGATGGGTGACGATATTATTGGAACGACTAGAAAAGTTTCTGAACAACCGTATGTTGGTTCGTTTTTTAAATCACAAAATGCATCAACTTGGACAGCAGAACAAAATCAAGATTTATCTTTTAGACTTAATAAATGTAAATTCACAGTAGCAGACTTTTCTGAAGCTGTATTTAAAAATCAGATAATTCCTACAGAATATAAATCAAACATTCTACAGATTGTACCAAGAGAACTTCTTACGGCAGGTACTAATATTACTTGGGGAGTTAAAATGACGGATGTTGAGAGTAATACTATAGATACTACTTTCTTTGAAGTAGCAAAAATGGAAAATCTTGCTTTAGAACGACAAAAGAAAATTACAACTTTAGCAGGTAGTTATATTTCTGCTGCTCAATTTTCGTCAAGATCAGAACACATTTCCCCAATCATTGATCTTGCAAGAAATAGTGTTGTTACTGTTGAAAATATTGTTAATAATATTTCAACAAATGAAACAAATACAGAAGGTGGAGATGCATTAGCTAGATATCAAACTAGACGAGTAACTCTTAAAGAAGGTTTTGATGCTGCTTCATTGAAGGTTTATCTAACTGCTAATAGGCAAGAAGGAACAAGTCTTAAAGTTTACTATAAAGTTTTGTCACAGTTTGATCCAGAAATTTTTGATGATAAACTTTGGACTGAAATGGTTGAAATGACAAATCAAAATAATATTTCTGCTGATGATTCAATTAATGAGTATTTTGAAATTGAATATGAGCCTGTTGGTAATGATATTGCTTATACTTTAGATAATATTACATATCAAAATTTTAAAACTTTTGCTATTAAAATTGTAATGATGTCTAGTACTACAACGAGAGTTCCATTAATTAAAAATTTAAGAGCTGTTGCATTAGCGTAAATTATGGATACATTTGTTAGAGAAGGAAAAGCACTTTTAGAAACTAATTTATCTGGTTTAGAACGATATAAGTTATTAAGAGAGCAAAAACAAAAAGAGCAATCAGATATAAATAGTATTAAGGAAGATATTATCGAGCTTAAGAAACAAGTAAAACTATTGTTAGGAAAACAAAATGGCTAAAATTGTAAAAAGACGAAGAGGTACAACAGCAGAACATGCAGTTTTTAAAGGTGCTCTCGGTGAAATTACTATTGATATGGATAAGGATACTGTAGTCGTACATGATGATGATTTGTTAGGTGGTTTTCCATTAGCAAGAGAAGATTTAAGTAATGTTAATCTTGTGGGAAGAATTGGTATTACGGAATTAGATTTAACAGATGGTCAACCAGGACAGTTTCTTAAAACAGATGGCTCAGCTGGTCTTTCATTTGCTACAGTAGATATAGATAACTCTGTTGTTGGTGGTGATGTTACTGGTACTGTTTCCAATATTCAGATTGCACAGGGTGCAGTAGATTCAGCAGCAATAGGTACAGGTGCAGTTTTAGAAAATCGTATAGCTGATGATGCTGTAACATCACCAAAAATAGCTGATAATGCTGTTGGTATGTCAGAAATTAATGTGATAGATGGTTCAGCTGGTCAAGTGTTGACCACTAGTGGTGCTGGTGCGTTAAGTTTTAAAACTAGTATGACGGAAACAATTGTTACACCGACTGGGGGTCAATTAACCTTTAGTGGTTTAACTTATAATATAGGAAGAATCTCTGTTTTTTTAAATGGTATTAAACTACTCAATGGTGTAGATTTTGTTGCCAATGATGGAAGCTCTGTAGTGTTCACTGCTGGTGTTTCATCTACTGATAGAGTTGAATTTCAAATATTTGCATAATAGGAGAGAGTAATGTCAAAAGCAAGAGAAATAGCAGATTTACTTGATGTTGGTGGTGATGTACTTCTTGATCGGTTAGATAATTTACCAGCTGGTGCGGCACCAGATTGGAATACATTATTGAATAAACCTACTTTGGCACCATCTGCAACAACTGATACAACTAACGCGGATAATATCACTAGTGGAACTATGTTAGTAGGTAGAATTGGTACAGGTACAAATGACTCGACTACTTATTTAAGAGGTGATGGAACATGGACAACGAACTGCACAAATTTTGCTAATTGTACTAACTGCGGAACTTCCGGAACACTAAACTCGCTGACTACGTTGGGCGAAGTGGAAATAACACATTACTTATGGCCTCCTACAAGTACTCAGTTTGGTGCCTGTAATTGTGGTGGTCCTACTAGAGAATATTACGAGCTAGTAGATAATGGTCAGACTTTGGTTACTCAGACGAGTGGAACTCAATCGACATGCGCATGTCAATGTGATTGTGCGTGTAATTGTTAAAAAAGGATAATAATTATGTTTAAAAAAATGTATAATAGCTTGTCGGTAGCAGTTCATGTAGAATTTTTGGTACATGACGACTATGCTTGTTTAAAAATATGGACTCCTGTTTCAGAAAGAGTAGAAAGATTTGAAGGGGATGTTGCTACATCGGCTGATTTAGGTAAGGATAATAAGGTTCCTGGGCAAATTAGTGGAACTACTATTAAAAGTTTAGCTTTTAGTCAACTACCAGAATATATGAGTTTTCCAGTAGATAACACAGGAGTTTATCATACCAGGTTACCTGCAGGTGTAATTTACGGAGAAGAAAAAGATGGTGTAGATTTTTTGCCTAACATTCCTGCCAGTATCAGAAGTAATTTCACAGATGCTCTCACAGGACAACTTTTTCGTAATGTTGCCTATTCATGGATTGATCCAACAGATACTTCTATAAATGGCGGGGAACAGTCTGATGGAGCATGTTGGGTAATAGGTGTTGTATCTTCTGACTGTCCTAGAACTTCTCCTGCTTATAATGCACTTGCGACTACTCATAATTCTAAAGCGCATCCGCTTAGATCAGTACGACAGTATGGAGCGCCTGCTTCTTTATTTTTATATCAACCATTTATGACGGATAACTTTACGGATTGTTCTGTTACTCTAAAATATAATAAAGGATATGGGTTTAGTACCAATATTCTTGATGGTTGGGATACTGGTAGTGGGTATGATTATCTTGGTCAACTTGCTGATGCTATGCCTCATTTTACAGTAACTAGTGGCGGCACAACTATAGATGCAGATGCACATGATACAGTAGAATTTAAAATGGTTGATGCTGATGGGACTCTTATAGAAAAAGATACTACTGTATATTTAGAATCTACAGGAGGGTATCTTCCTAAAACTAGAGTTGCCGTTACAGATGGTTTAGGATCATTTAAAGTATCTGCACTAGGTTTAGTAACTGACGATACCTTTAAAATTAAGATTGGACTTAGAAACTATACTGGAGTTAAAGACGTAAACTATACGGTTACTTAATGGATTCTTTTAGTTATGAAAAGGCTTTTTCAAGCCAACAATGTGATAAAATTGTTTCTGATTTTGGTTATGAACCAACACTAGAAGCTAGTAGTGTTTATGGTCGTGATGGATCACCAGTTTCTGATGAATCTATGGCACATATAAGATCATCATCAGTGCACTGGATTGATACAAAATTAGAAATTAATAAAGTGATTTGGGAACTTATGTTAGAAGCTAACAGTAAATTTTTTAATTATAATATTCATCAGTCCGGGGGCGAACAAATACAGTTTAGTAAATATGGCATAGGTGATTTTTACGAATGGCATAAAGATTATTTTGATAAGCCTGATACACACAATTTTGGGGAAGTAAGAAAATTATCCGTAACGGTTGAATTATCTGATCCGGATAGTTATGAAGGAGGTATATTAGAATTTTATAATGGAAACAAAACAACTAGTAGGCCTGTGCAAAGTAAAGGAGTTATAACTGTCTTTGATTCGCGGGAATGGCATAGAGTTACTAAAATAACTAAAGGTACGCGATACAGTCTTGTAATGTGGTGTAGAGGTGAAAAATTTAAATGAAAAAACCCGCACATATAGAATTTTATGAAAATCTAAAAGAAGAATCTAAAGATACAAGAACCCACCCACTAGATAATTCTGTAACAATTCAACAAAAATGGGCTACGCCGTTTTTGGAAAGTGACATAACTCTTCCACAGAAAATGCGTGAGGATTTAATTAAAGTCCTTGAAATAAAGGAAACCGCTTTAGCTGAGCTTAAAGAAAGCGAGCCAGAATTTTATGGCATGGCTGAAGCTAAAGGATTTTACGCAACTACTCATTACAATCTTTTTGATAATCCCGCAGAACACGCATTTGCAGAGCAATCTATTTTAGATTTTGAGCAAATTGCTTGTAAATTGATTCGCTACTACATCCGTAAAGGTTGGGGTGTTCAACAAGCTGATGATTTTAGAATTGAAGGTAGATGTTTTGGTAATGTTCAACAACCAGGAGCTAGAACATATCCCCATTATCATCAAGATACTAATGGTGTTTTAGTACATTACCTTACTGTAGGAGATGGAAATTTATTGGAGGGTACTTATGATTCTCCAAGGCATGGTAGTCACAAAGTTTTATTTATTGATCCACGACCTGCCGTTAATTATCCTTATTGGGAAAAAGTACATACAGTATCTCCAAAAACAGGACTTACTGTAATTCACCCAAATTATTTATGGCATGAAACCAATCCTTGGTTAGGAAAAGGAACGAGAGTTTGTATTGTAGTAAATTTTAGAATTATGTCACACGGGTATAATGAACTTAGCAAGCAATTTAGGGGGTGATGGCGGTTATGGATTTACAAGTCACGGAAGAATGGCCTACTATTATTGGTACTGAAACTATAGAATTACCTCAAGTAATGAGAGATGTTCTTGTTAAGGTAATTAAAGAACAAGATAGTGTTTTTACAGAGAACACCTACAATAAAATAAATAAAACTACTTCTGATTTAGAAGCATTTGATTCTAAGATATATAACCTATTTGATTATTCACGTTATGAAATAGAAGAAGAAATAACACAAATCAAAGAATTTGAGAGGATAATGTCGAAGGTTATCAGAGAGTATGTTTCTGAAGCATGGCAAGTAGATCAAGATATAGAGATTGATGTTAGAGGTTTTGGTAATGTACAAAGGACGTTTGGAAGAAGAACATCTCCTCATTTTCATCATGGTTGGGATGGTGTTTTAGCTCATTATGTAACAATAGGTGATGAGTATAAAACTAAATATACGATCCCACATGAAACAAAAGATACGGATTATAGTGGTGAATTATTATTGTTAGATCCAAGACCTAATAATTATGCTACTGATGAAAATATTAGGACTGATATTATACATATAACTCCGTCTAATGGTCTTACTATAATACATCCTGCTTATATATGGCATGAAACGCATACTCATACTAAAGCAGGAGATAGAGTACTTGTAGCTATTAATTTTCATATAAGGAATCGTAATTTTGATGAATTACCAACAACTTTGGTCAACACCTATAGGGAAGGTTCAAATTGATCTTCCGGAAAATATACGAAAGACTTTAATTCAACAGGTTATATTTAATTATAACCGAAGAACGGAAGCGAAAGAACCTATACCTTCGTTTATGGATTTGTTTGATTATACTCAATATGTAGGTGATGAAAAAATAGATGTATTTAAGGCTGTATATAGATTTGAACTTATTATCAGCAAGATTATTAGATCGTTTGTTGAACAAGCATGGGGTATGAATGAAAAAGCTGAATTAGCAATGCATTGTACGAGTAAAGTACAAGCACCGTATGACATGAGAATAGAACCACATCGGCATAATAATGTTGATCTTACAGCAGTACATTATTTAACTACGGGTAATGAGTTTCATTACAGGCCTCCTGATTCAACTTTAGATGAAGGTCCATATTTACCTAATGATTACAGCGGTGAGCTTTTATTATTAGACCCAAGGCCTTGTATAACATATCCTTATAATGATAAAGCTAAAACAATCAAGCCACAAAATGGTCTTACTGTCATTCATCCTGGTTATGTTTGGCATGAAACACATCAACATACGCAGCCGGGTGTAAGAATAGCTTTAGTTATTAATGTTGAAATATCTAAAGAAACTAAAGTACATTCATCATTAAAACAATTAATTAATATGAGGACATTAATATGAAATTTAAGTTTTATTTAGAAAATCAAAAAGATAATAAAGAATTATTATTAGATTATGATAATGAAACCTCAGAGTTACGTTATGAGAATGGTGATATTGTAATACCGCAGGATATTTTTAGAGATTTTAAGCCATTTTATAAAATGAATGAAGGAAAAAGAGAACTATCAAAAATAAAAATACAACTAGGATTAAAATGTAATTATTCTTGTGAGTATTGTTCGCAGAGGTTTGTTCCTCGCAACCCAGATGATGATTATAAACATGAGGATGAAGATGAAAAGACAGCAGAAGAAATTTCTATATTTATTAAAAGGTTTGATAAAGTAACAGTTGGTGAAAAGTTACACTTTGAGATGTGGGGTGGAGAACCGTTTTTGTATTTTCCAAAAATGAAATTAGTAACAGAACAATTACACGAAAAATATCCAGAAGCAACATTTAGTGTTATTACAAATGGTTCTTTAATTAATCAAGAAATAATTGATTTTATACAGAAATATAACTTTAGTGTTTCTATTTCACATGATGGTGTTGGACAAAAGACAAGAGGACCAGATCCTTTAGAGGATTCAGAAAAAAAGAAATGGTTATTTAAATTGAGAAATCTTTTAATTCCTGAACAAAGAATTTCTGTTAACGCCATGATTCATAAAGATAATGATAGTCGTTTAGAAGTTCAGAGGTGGATACGAAATAATTTTGGAATGGTTCCGATAGGAGAAGGTGGTACAGTAGATGCATATGATGAAGGTGGTCTTACTATGTCGTGGAAAACAAATGAAGAACATATTAATTATAGACGGAAAGCATTTCGTGAGATAATGAGTGGAGATTTAATTCAATTTAATAAGAAAGATGAAAAAATTACTGGTTTTATAAATTCATTGAAGGCCCAAAATCCTTCTTCTTCATTATTGCAAAAATGTGGGATGGATAGACCAGATACAATGGCAGTTGATCTTAATGGTAATGTAACCACTTGTCAAAATGTAACTGTATCATCTAATAATCCTGCAGGGATTTCACATTATATAGGAACTATGGATGATTTAGATAATGTTAATATTAAGACAGGAACTCATTGGTCAGATAGAGAAGAATGTCCTAAATGTCCTGTTCTTCATTTATGTCAAGGAAGTTGTTTATTTTTAAGTCCGGGATCAGAAGAATGGAAGGCGTCTTGTGAAAATGCATATAGTGATAATGTTGTTTGGCTAGCGGCAGCTTTGTATGAAATAACAGGTCATATTTTATATAAAATTGAAGGGCCACATCCTGAGTATCGGCATGATATATTTGGATTTGAAGCAAAAAAATATGAATATGTATAAAAACTATTATAAATAATACAATAGATTAAATAAATTATAGGCGGAAAACGATATGGCAAAACTAGTTCAAAGACGAAGAGGTACAACTGCAGATCATGTTAATTTCATTGGTGCTGTTGGTGAAATAACTGTTGATACTACAAAGAATACTGCTATAGTACATGACGGAACAACTGTAAAAGGACACCCCCTTGCATTAGAAGATATGTCTAATGTTGTTGGTACTCCTGTTGGTGGTGGTGTTGGTATCACACAATTAAATGTTAATGATGGTATTGCAGATCAACTGTTATCTACGGATGGTTTTGGTAATCTTTCTTTTACAACCGTTGAAACTAATATTGCAAATGAATCAGTTGGAGGAGATGTTTCTGGTATTGTAAGTAATATTCAATTAAGAAATAATGTTGTAACTGTTAATGAAATAAATGTTGCAGAAGGTACTATTGGTCAAGTATTAACTACAAATGGTGCTGGTGGTTTAACTTTCACAGATAAAACAGATGTTACTAATGCTCCTGTTGGTGGTGATGTCAGTGGTACTATAAGTAATATTCAATTAGTTGCCAATGCTGTTAGAACAGCTGAAATTATAGATAATGCTGTTACTAGTAGTAAGTTATCTGTTAATTCTGTTAGTACATTAAAAATTGTAGATTTAAATGTTACAGGAGATAAACTTGCTGCTGATGCCGTTTCTACTATAAAGATTCTTGATGGTAGTGTAACAGATGATAAAATTGTTAGTGTTGATGCCAGTAAATTAACAGGTTCATTAGGAGTATTAGATGGAAGTAGTTTAACTAATCTCCCCTATGATACATCTTTTATTGGTGGGTTTGATGCAGATATGGTTCCAGAAGATTTACTTCTTAATGGTATTTATGGAGAAATGGTTATGTCAAGAAATGGAACATTTCAAGGTGAAGTAGGTTATCTTGATGTACAGGCTACAGGTACTCCATTTATAGTTGATATAGAAAAAAATGGTGCATCAATCTATTCTACTAAACCACAATTTGCTATAGGTTCAGCAACAATGACTAGTGGTACATATGCAAACAGTAATTTTGCATCTGGTGATAGAATAACATTAAAGGTTGTACAAATAGGTAGTTCTACTGCTGGTCGTGGTCTTCGTTTTACGTTGAATGGTAAGGCCCCATCATAAATGACGCATTTAAATCCAACATTTATAAGTAGACAAAATAAATTAAAAGGTACTTTTGGTGGTGTAGAAACTTATTATATGGGGCAGGGACAAAATGTTCAATATAAAGTTCATACGTTTGAATCATCAGGTGTTTTTATTTATGCCGATAGTAGTACTGCACAATTAGCCAGTAGTATACTTCAGATTGGTGGCGGAGGAAGTGGTGCCCCAGGAGCAGGTGCTGGTGGTGCTGGTGGAATGTTAGTAACTCCAAGTTATAATATTATACCGGGTGAATATAATATAATTGTTGGTGCTGGTGGACCTTCCAATGCAAATGGTCAAACCGGTACACCATCAAATGGTATTGATAGTCAATGTAATATGCCTGGCCTTGGTGATGCGATTGGTGGTGGTATGAACTTTACTGCCGGTGGAAGTGGTGGTGGAGGAGGCCCGCCAAATAATAGTGGTGGCACTGGAATTCCTGGTCAAGGAAATAATGGAGGCTCTGGACATAACTGTGGAGGAGCAGCTGGAGGAGGCGGCGGCGGTGGAGCAGGTCAAGCTGGCACTGGTGCAACTCCAATGGGTGGTTGTCCTGGTTGTGGAGGTTGTAATGGAGGAGGTGGTGGTAGAGCAGGTGACGGTTTAGAAAATGATTATAGAACTGGCTCCAACATCTGGTATGCAGGTGGTGGTGGAGGAGGCGGTGGTAATACAAGCGGTAATCATGGCGAAGGAGCAGGTGGACAAGGTGGCGGAGGAGCGCCAGGTTCTTCACCAGGCACTGCTGATGGTGTTGATGGCACTGGAGGAGGAGGTCATGGATCGGGTAGTGGATCAAACCCAGGGTCTGGTGGGAGTGGCTTAGTTGTTATCAGAGTGCTTGATATTTTTGGAACAGGACCGTGATATGTCATATTTTGCTAAAGTTGTAGACAATAAAGTAGTTACAGTAATAAAAGCTGAACAAGATTTTATAGATCAGTATGATGATGGTACTGGTGAGGGTGAGTGGATTCAGACTTCATATAATACATGGGGTGGAAAACACTATGATAGAAATGGTGTAGAAGATGATAAACCACCATTAAGATATAATTATGCAGGTGTGGGTTTTATATATGATAAAGAAAAAGATGCTTTTCTTGCTCCACCATTACATCCAAGTTTCGTATTAAATGAAACGACTATGAGATATGAGCCACCAATTCCATATCCAACAGGTTTGAAAGGTGGTCCAAGAAGATTTATTTGGGATGAAGATCATTATAATGAACATGGTGAATGGTTAGATTTGTGGGATACATCAGATGCGTTATCACAACATAATCCAGATTCAAAATATTATTTGGAAGATGTTGTTAAGTATGAAGATCCAGATTATCCATTTGAGGATTACCCTGAAAGATACTAAAATATGGCTACTGCTGAAGAACATAAAAATAGAATGACACAAGCAGAACGTGAACAGAAAATGACTTGGCAAGAAATTCGTGATGAATCTATTGGTATGTTAAAGGAAACTTATGATGCTGTAACAAGTGGTTTTGTAGAAAAGGAAAGACAGGCTGCACGATATAAAATATGTGAAGGATGTGAAGTGTTTAAGCCACTTTTAAGACAATGTAATTCATGTAAGTGTTTTATGCCAGCAAAAACATTATTTAATAATTCCAGATGTCCTAAAGGTTATTGGATGTAGGAAATAAAAAGAGGAAAAATAAATGCCATCAGCAATATCAGTAAACGTAACAGACACATTTGAACAATGGCGATTAAAAACCAATCAAATTAGTATAGATGTTTTTGATGCTGTCAGAAATGTGCATGAGGATCTAACACCTTCACTTGGTGGTGATTTATATTTAAATAATACTGAAACAGGTTATACGGGTAGTTTTGATATTCTTGGAACAGGGAATATTAATATTGATGGTTCTATTACATCTACAGGCAATATTTCAGGTGCTGGTATTACTGGTACTGGTGATTTTACTGCCAACTCTAAGTTTTCTGTTAATGCTGCCAGTGGAAATGTTACGGGTAGTAATTGGTCAGTTGACGGTACTACGGGCGAGTTAACACTAGGTGCTGGTATTACGGGCGGTAATTGGTCTATTGATGATGCTACGAGTGATATTACTGCAACAACTTTTAGTGGTGATTTAGAAGGTACAATTAATACTGCTACAACTGCTACCACACAAGCTGCTGCTGTTAATAATACAACGGTAGCAACTACAGAATATGTTACTACAGGGATTGGTAATCTTACTCTTACAGTTGATGCATTATCTGATACTACAATATCAAATCCACAAGAACAGGACTTGTTAATGTATGATAGTGCTTCATCAAAATGGGCAAGCGGATCAATTACTGCAGCTGGTGTTCCGAATCAAGCGTTTACAGTAGCAATGGCAATTGCACTTGGATATTAATATAACTCTTATAAATATTTGTAATTAATAAAATAAAAGGATAACGTAATGGCAAACGATTTTAAAAATGCACACAAACAAGGTATAACCACAATAACGGATATTTATGAGGCTCCTGCTGGTAAAACTTCTATTCTTTTGGAATTAGATGTTGCGAATGTACAAACTTCCATTGTTTCTGTTACAGTAACCGTAACTGATGCATCAAATTCTGATGTAGCAACTAATTTAGTTAAGTTAGCACCTCTACCTACTGGTGGTACTTTGCAGGTAGTTTCAGGACAGAAAGTTATATTAGAAGCAGGGGATAAAGTACAAGTAGCTACAACGGGGACTTGTGATGTTGTCGCTGCTGTTTTAGAAGATGTTTAATTTATAAAGGAAATAATATATGCCTTATTTAGGAACAGCACCAACACCTTTTGCTTCACCAGAAACTTTTGAAGATATTTTTCCTATTACGACACCACAAAATGTATTTACTCTGAGTAGAGATGTTGTAAGTGAAACAGATATTATGATTTCAATCAACGGAGTTGTACAACATGGTGCTTCTCATATCTTGTCAGGTGTTAATAATAGAACACTTACACTAGATGCTAATTTAGAAGAAAATGATGAACTTAGAGTTTTACATTATGGATTTAAAGCTGTTAGTATCAATACAGGAGCACCCGATGATGATTCTGTAACAACACAAAAATTATCAAATAATGCTGTTGAAACTTTAAAAATAGCAGATGATGCTGTAACAGGCCCAAAAATTGATGATGGTGCTATTTCGGCCAATCATATTAACTCCTCACTATCACTTGCAGGACCTTCTCTTGGTGATGATAGTATTATCAGAACTAATAAAAAAAATATTTCTCAAAATATAGTATTTGATGGAGATGAAAATGGGATGACGGTTGGACCTATTACAATTGATCCAACATTTTATGTAACAGTTACTGCCGGTAGTACTTGGACTATTATTTAAAAGGAAAAAAAAATGGCGTCAACTTTAAAAGTAGATAGAATAGAAACACCTGGAGGAGTAGGTAATATATCATTTGGGAATCCTATAAGTGGTGACGGTAGTCAGTTAACTGGTGTTGGTTTAGCAGTTGGAGGAGGTGCAGTTACTGCAGGTGACTTTTTATACCATGATGGAACGGAGTGGACTCGGTTACCAAAAGGCACAGCTGCTCAATATTTAAGAATGAATGCTGGTGCCACTGCACCCGAATGGATAGCAACTACTGGCGCGGGAATTCAAGTACCAGCTTCTTCAGCCGCGGGAGATATTCTTTATTATGATGGATCAAATTATGTAAGGTTGGCAAAAGGAACTGCCGCGCAAACCCTTGCTATGAATAGTGGTGCTACAGCGCCCGAGTGGATTGCCCCTGCTGGTGGTGGTGCTTGGGAATACTTATCTACTAGCACTTTTACTAATGTTGCAACAGTAGATATAACTTCTGCGGATGGAATTTCTCAAGCCAATCATTCTGCTATAGCCTGTCATTTTGAGGGCGTTTTCCCAGTTAACGGAAATGAAAGTATGTTGATGCGATATTCGGAGGATGATGGGTCGTCTTTTTCATCAGCAGCTGATTACAATATGGCTTCAACTGGATTCAATGATGCGGGTTCCGCTGCCACCGCCTATGATTCTAATTCAACTTCCATTCGTTTTTCACCAGCCAATCCAGATAGTTCTGTAAATACTGGATTATGGGGATGGCTGTATTTCCCTATGACTACTCAAACAAGTCAAAATATAAACACAACTTGGAATATGAGTTGTTGCGATACTAGTAATAATATAACCATCGGTACTGGTGCAGGTAGTAAACGCTCTTCTGGTGGTGGGGATTGGGATGCATTTCAATTCTTATGCACAAGTGGAAATATTACAGGAACAATTAGAATTTACGGAATAAAACAA